CTTGATAATACTGGATTGCATCAAGTTTAAATTGTTTGTCATGTTGCGTTGCCATATGAGATCCTCCTTCAGCATATCTGTATTGTACCATGCTTATGTGTATTTGGAATTTCTCATTTTGGCTTGTACTATTTATATTCTAGCACCAGTTTTGGGAACTAGACGTTGTAGGTTCGAGTCCTGCTATCCAGATTTCGTGCGGTAAATCTGATGTGAAAACCTATTTTTTGGATGCATACGAAACTTAGGCGTGTAAGCTCACCACTTACTACCGCCCTATTAAAGACCTTAATTTGGGGTTTTGAGAGAATAATATATTAACAATTAAATACAAATTAGGACGAAAGTTATGTCCTTATTGGTGGAATCCTAACCACCTTTTTGCGTATACAAAAGCAATAAGTGGGTATGAGGTAGCTCCTTATACCCCACTAATTGTCAAGACAAAAAGATAGGAATCTAGCAATAAGCGCATAACTTTTTTGTTGCGCAAAAACAAAAATAAAATAAGGAGGAACTGAAAATGGTTCAAAAATTTAGTAGAAAAGAATTACAAAGACTTGGTTGTACAGAGGAAGATGTACAGTTAATATTAAAATGTCAAAAAGAATTACCTGTATTATTTGACAATGATAATATCGCTGAATATAGTGTGAATGCAATTGATTTATGGAATCAGATTGGTTCAAAAGACAAATTCTCAAATTGGATAAAGTCTAATGTTTTCAATTCTGAAAATGTAAGCGAAGATTCTTACCAAATATTTTATTGCACTATAAAGAAATGGGAAAATAATCCTTGCACTCATTTAATTGATTACGAAAAAATTGCCGAAAATGAAGCAGTTGGTTTAAACCAATCGCAGCTATCAGCAAAAGGAATATCCAAATCTTGTATGTTAAAATTAGACACAGCGGAAGATATTACAATGTATATTGGTGCTTTGCCAAGAACGAACAAAGCAACAAAGGAAATATCTCGAATGTACAGAAAATATTTCAGAATTTTAAAAGATATTGTTATAAAAAATAAAGAATGGTTTGCTACTCGTGATCCTGAGAAAGTTGAATACAAGAAAATGTCGAAAGAGATTGACGCTTGGTGCTATCGCATATGGGGGCATCATGCAAGTCGTTCAGAATATGCAGTTGAAGCAGACATGTTAAATGTTATTGTCTCTGGTAAAACTTCTCAGCAATTAAAGTCTGAATATGGTGTTGCAACCAATGAGTTAATTCGTGATTATTTGAAGAAAGAACACAATGAAGAGTTATTATTTTTGGAAGAACAGAATCAAGTATTACTTTTGATGGATATGGGATTCACAGAACGAAAAAATATGTTGACTAAAATGCATCAAGTAAAATTTAGAACTAATGAATCATTAGGAAAGACCGCATAATTGTAGGTCTTATTTTTATGCAAAAAATTAGACAGACTTCCTTTTAATAAGGTCGTCTGCGTGTTAGCTCATGTGGGCGACTATAAAAATATTAAGGAGGAATGAAAACTATGTATTGGATTCAAGAAACAGGTGGAAATCACAATTTATCTGGCTACAAACTCTTCTATTTTGATAAAGAGACAGAACTTAGTGATTTACCTACCGCAACAAAAGAAGGAAAACCACAGGACGGTGACACTGTAAGTTGTCAGAAATGTGCTTATGGCTCAGAGGCATTTTGTATTGGTGTATCAAAGGCATATGTATTGACAAAAGATACTGATACTTGGACGGAGGTGTAATCATGGGCGTTGATCAAATAACACTATCCGTTGCTAAAGGATATGTTAAAGAAACAGTTTTAGGTGGCGGTGCAGTCGTTGGTAAAAACGTCACTATTTCTTCTATCACTCCTATTGATGGTGGAAATAGAATTACATTCTCTTATACATTGGATAATGGAACTACAAAGACTTCCACTCTTGATGTTATGAATGGTGTAAACGGAGCAGATGGAAAAGATGGAAAGAATGGTGCTAAAGGTGCAAAGGGTGATCCTGGTCAAAATGGTCAGGATGGTATTGGTATTTCAAAAATTGAAAAGACAAAAACTGAAGGTCTAATTGACACATATGTTATTACATTTTCTGATGATTCTACATTTGAATACACGGTTACAAATGGTAAAGACGGAAAAGATGGTACAGGTTCTTCTACAGGCGAAGAAAATGTCATCGAATCTATCAAGGTCAATGGTGTCGCACAGACTGTTGCGGATGATAAATCAGTTGATATTACTGTGCCAACCATAGATGTTGACAAGAATTATGTTGATACAGAACTTGCTAAGAAAGCAAATGCAAATCATACACATACTACTGTAAATGGACATACAGTAGAGTCTAATGTGCCTGTAGACGCTAAATTTACAGATACTGTATATGATGATAGCACTATCAAAGAAGAACTTACTAAGAAAGCAAATAGTTCTGATATTCCGTCTCTTGATGGATATGTGACTGATGAAGAATTAAACGCAAAGGGATATCTGACTTCTCATCAGGATATTAGCGGTAAAGTTGACAAAGTAAAAGGTAAATCACTGATTGCTGACACTGAGATTGAAAGATTAAAAAGTGTTAAGAATTATGATGATACAGAGATTAAGACTGAATTGACAAAGAAAGCTAATTCGACTGATATTCCAACTAAAGTAAGTGGTTTACAGAATGACAGCAATTATCAGACTGATACAGATGTTACTACTACTCTCACACCTTATGCGACAAAGACATATGTTGGAGAACAGATTAGTAATGCCGATCATTTAAAACGTGAAATTGTAACAGAAATTCCAAAACCAGAAACAGCAGATAAGAATACTATTTATATGTTAAAGATTGAATCTGTTACTGGAAATGATAAATATAGAGAATATCTTCTTATTGATGGAACTGTACAATGCGTTGGTGATACTTCTGTTGATTTGACTGATTATGCAAAGACTACTGATGTTGATAAAAAATTAAATAATAAAGCAGACAAGACAGAAATTCCAACAGTTCCAACAAATGTATCTGAGTTTACAAATGATGCAGGATATCTTACTGAGCATCAAGATATTTCTAATCTTGTTGTAAAGGAAGAAGGCAAGGGATTATCTTCTAATGATTATACAAGTGAAGAAAAGACTAAACTTGGTGGTGTGGGGACTTCACAGGGAAGAAATCTAATTCCGTATCCTTTAACAAATAGAACTACAAATGGAATAACATATACAGTTCAGTTAGATGGTTCAGTTTTAGCAAATGGAACTGCATCTGCGGAGAATAATGCCTATTATAATTTTGCATATAAGACATTAAAGCTTGGTGATACTTCTTATACTCTTAGTTGTGAAGGACTTCCAAAAAGCGTGTATGTATATGTGTATGATGAAACTATTAGTAAGGCGATTGCGAATGTATCTGATATGCCAGTGGCAAAGACTTTTGTTGGTGATTCAACACATACATATTCTTTATCAATTAATGTTGGTAAAGGTACTTCTGTTTCTGATTTAGCAATAAAACCAATACTTGAAATGGGAACAATCACTCATGCCTATGAGCCTATTTCGGAGAGCAATGTGAATCTGAAAGACGCAATTGATAAAGTTTCGACTTCACAAGGTAGAAATCTAATATCCTATCCATATTATAATGGAATAAGTTATGAATCAAATGGAGTTACATATACAGTGAATGAAGTAGATGGTACTATCACTGTCAATGGTACAGCTACAAAAGAATCTGATTTCAGATTGATAAGTCCATATGATACTTCTGATAGGAAAATACTTGAACTTGGACAGACTTATACATTGTCAGATGGCGTGAATCAACCTAATACCAGTGGCTATCAAGCACCTGTTTATTTCCAGTTTGTAAGAATTGATACGATAAAGAATGATTTTAATTATGGTATCAGCACAAATTATGGTAATATGACTTGGACTGCTAGTGATGCTAATTTATTACAGTATGGTATTAGAGTTGTTGTCAGAGAAGGTGTTACCGCTGATAACGTAGTGTTGAAACCAATGCTTGAAATCGGAAGTATAGCACATGTGTATGAGCCGACAACCGAAAGTAATGTAAATTTAAAGAAATCCATTGAAACAAAAGCTACCATCAATGATACATCTACTACTTCTACTACAGAAACGTGGAGTGCAAAGAAAATCAATGAAAAAACAGCGCAGAATTTTAACAATAGAATTATTTTATCTGTAAGTAGAGGGGAAACAAATGCGTATACTGATACAGCTCATTTGAACAGTTCTGATGGGGCATATCTTTATTGGTCTTCTTCTGCGGGACAAGAAAAATATTCGGTCGGTGTGGTTTTATATGTTTATAATGGTTGGATGATTATTCCTATAAAAGAAACCGATGGTGGAACAAGTATCAAATTTTCTGTTGAAGGTAATATTTTAACAATGAGCAAAGATAGTACAACATTTCCTTGTGCTGGTGGAGTTATTGCTTTAGGAGCTAGTATTTAAATATTTTGCAGTTGAGTTACACTACTTTTCTGTTCTTTATGAGGTCATCTCATGTTTTATACATGTGGTGGCTTTATTTGTTAAGAAAGAGTCATTTCCTTTGGAGATGGCTCTTTTGTTATATACACCTTTAGCTTAATTGGTAGAGCAACGATTTCCAAAATCGTCAGGTCTATGTTCAAATCGTAGAAGGTGTGCTAAGTGAAGTGAATTGCACTTTCATTGACAATTTAATATTGAAAATTATGAGAAGTCATTTCGTATGAAGTGGCTTCTTTTTTATATTGGAATAAAAGGAGGTGGCTGTTAGTTTGGCTACAAAAAAAGAAGTAAAAAAGAAAATTTGTCCTATTTGCAAAAAAGAAAAAACAATAGCCACAGGTTTCTATAAAAGTGCAAGTCCATTATATCAGGATGATAAATGCGTACCTATATGTATAACATGTGTAAAAGATGGAATTGTGAATTCTGAAGATGGAACAATCAATAAAGCAAAAATGAAAACCATGCTTCAAAGATTGGATAAACCTTTATATTGGGATGATTTAGATTCGGCTTATAATCAGTACAAAAAAGAACATGGATATTTATCTGATAATGAAATTGCTAAACATGGTAAAGATATTGTTGGATTATATTTTAAAAATACAATGCTTAGACAAAATCGTGACAAGTCATTTGCTGATTCAGAACTAGATGGTCATATGCACTCTAATTCAAATATTATTGCGACTGATAAAGATAGGATTAATAAAAAATATATAGCAAATGAAAATAATAATACTTCAACTCTTAATCTGATAAAAGATGTCGCTGAAGAAGAAGTTCCAGTCGTTTTACGAAAAAAAGATGATTTTGAAGTAACTGAAGATATGGTAAACCTTTTTGGTGAAGGATATACAAGAACTGAATATAAAAAAATGTCTCGAAAATACGAAGAAATGAAACAAACATATGTTATTCAAACAAGTATTCATAGAGAAGCATTGGTTACTTATGTTCGTTTTAAAGTAAAAGAAGAAATGGCTACTGCGAAAGGCGATGTTGCTGAAGCACAGAAATGGTATTCTGCCGCTCAAACAGCAGCCGAACAAGGTAAACTGACAGCTAAACAGATTTCCAAAGAGGATTTACAGGGGGGAATTGTAAATTTTAGTGATATATTTACGGCAGTTGAAGGTGCAAAAGAAAGAATCAAGATATTCCCTGAATTTAAGTATCAACCAAAAGATGCAGCAGATTTTATCATTTGGTGTTATATAAACTATGAAAGAAATCTCAACAATATGCCAGAGGTTGAATATAAAGATATTTATACTTTCTATGATAAAAAGAAAAAAGAATATGTTGATACATATGGCGATCCCTATGGAATTTTTAATGATGATCCAACAGAAGGAAACAGAGAAACTATTGAAAAATTTATAACTATACCAAAAGAGTTTGAGGATGGTGAATAAAATGAACAATATGTCATCCTTTGATTTAGATAATTGGGAATATTTTTGTAGTTTTTCAAGATGGTTTCCAGATGCTTTTTTAGATCTAATCAAACCGCAAAAAGGTGGACTTAACTTACATCTTGACCAGCGAATATATTTAAGAGTTATGTTAAGATTTACATCGTTCTATGGAGTTTTCCCACGAGGCTATGGAAAGACTTTTGACGAAGTGCTTGCTTCTATATTAGCTTGTGTATTTTTCCCTGAAATTTCGATATCCCTTTCAGCACAAACGAAAGAAAATGCGGCTGATTTATTAAAAGAAAAATATAATGAGATTATGCGTTTTTATCCTATGTTAAAAAATGAAATTGAAAAGGCAAATTTTGCCAAGGGTGATGCACTTATTGTATTCAGAAATGGGGCGAGATTGGATAACTTAGCAAATTCACAAACATCAAAAGGTCAAAGACGTAAACGTATGAATATGGAAGAATCTGCCCTTATTGATAATGATACTTTCCTTGATGCACTTCTTCCTATTGTAGAAGTTCCTCGTGTATGTGTTGGAGAATATTCTATTACTGATCCAGAAGAATTAAATCAGCAAATCAATTTCTTTACTACGGCAGGATTTAAGGGTTCTGACGAATATCAACGTTCAGTTGATATGGTTAAGGATATGGTAAATCTAAACGGAAAAATAGTTTTAGGATCAAGTTTTTGGCTTCCGTGTTGGTATGGGCGTGGCTCAACGAAAAGTCAAATTTTTCAAAAAAAACGTGATATGACTATGATATCATTTGCACAAAACTATGAATCCAAATGGGTTGGAGCTTCTAGTGGTGCATTAGTAAATATTAATAAATTAATGTCATGCCGCTCTCTCACTTCTCCAATTATGAAATCCACTAACGAAAATGAAGAATTTTACTTAGGTGTCGATGTTGCACGAAGTCAAAATACAAGTAATAACCAATCTTTTATTGCTGTAATCAAAGTAAATAGAACGAAAGATAAGTCTAGGATTGTATCTCTTGATCTTGTTAATCTTATTAATATTCCAAATATAATGAATTTTACAGCACAAGCTTGCACTATAAAAAAATACCAAAAACAGTATAATGCAAAAGCAGTTGTAGTTGATGGAAATGGACTTGGAGCTGGATTAATTGATGAATTATGTAAGGAATCTTTCGATCCGATTACCAAAGAATCGTTAGGATGTTGGGACACAATTAATGATACTAATGAACCAGAAGTTCCTGAAATTGCAGAAAAGATATTATACAATTTAAAAGCACAATCAGCTCAAAGCAAAATTGTAACAAATTTTATAGATGTTGTAGATAGTGGCAAATTTAGAATGTTGGAACAGCGACAACAATCGGATTTTTCTGAAAAAGAGTATGATGATTTTGATAATTGTGTAGCTCCATATTTACAAACTGATGTACTTTTTGAAGAAATTGCTAATTTAAAATTAAAACACCTTAATAATGGTGGTGTTACAATTGAAAAAGTTGTTAATAAATTGGATAAAGATAGAGTTTCAGCAACTATCTATGTATTGTGGTTAATCAATGAACGTTATAGAGATATTTATACAAATTCGGATTATGAATACACAACTCTTATAAATTAATGAAAGGAGGCACTCACTTGCCAGAAGAACAAATAAAGCGTAAACGAGGTCGCCCTCCAAAGACGCAAACATTAGAAACAAATTCAACACAGATATCTCAGTCTACTAATGCTACTACCCCATCAAAAACTTATGAATACAATAGTTATGTTGGTAGAGTTTTGTCAATGGATATATTTGGATGTCATCTATATGATGAATTCACACCAGAAGAAATCCGAGCTATTGTCAAAGACCCAATTGCAAATCATGACCTTACTAGACGACTTGCAATGTTTGTTTACAACAGTGAAGGTGTTGTAACTAACTCAATTGACTATATGGTATCACTCCCATGCCTAGATAGAGTTATTTATGGTAAAAAGCGTTTATTTGGTAAAACTAAGCTAAATAAAAATAAAGATCTAATGCTGTCTACCCTTGAAAATATCAATGATAAACAATTTATTAGAGATGCACTTTTTACGGATATGAACGAGGGCAATTGTTTTTATTATTTTGAAGTAACCAAAAAGCCAAATGATAATACAAAAGCATTGTCTGATTATGATGTCGAAAACATTGTAGAACTGTGTGATATGGGCATGAATGCTTCTATTATTCCGCTACCATATGAATATACCAAAATCGTAGGTAGAAAAAATAATAGAAATGTTATTGCTTTTAATTTACGGTACTTTGAAGAGAAATGTGTAACTCAGGAAGAGAGAAATCGTAAGCTGAAAAAATATCCTTCTGAAATTCGTAATGGATATTTACAGTGGGAAAAAGGAAATTTTGCAGGCAATAACTGGCTTATATTAGATAATAAACATACCATTGCCCATAAAATTAAGTGCAAAATTAGTGAGCCTTGGGGGAGACCTCTTGCGATTGCTGCTATTGCTGACATTCTTTATCAGAATGAATTCGTTGATACTAAACGAAATGTCTTGAAAGAATTAAATAATAAGATAATATTCCAAACTTTACCAGAAGGAAAAGACAAAGGTAGCTGTGCATTAACTAAAACCCAGCAACAAGACCAACACAATAAAGTTAAGCAAGCTGTTATGACCAAAAACAATCGTGGGGGTACATCATTCTTTACAGTGTCAGCAGGTACAAAAATAGATACCTTAGATGTTGACGCTACCGATATTTTTGATAATAAGAATGAATCTGATTTGACAGATAAAATTGCTTTGGACTTAGGTGTAGCGGCATCATTATTAAATGGATCAGGAAGTGGAAACTACTCTTCTCAACAAAATAATCTTGAGTTGATTAATGCCCAGATATATACGTGGATTCAAGAGCTACAAACTGAACTTAATTATGTAATAAATGAAAATATAATTAAAGATAGACGTAATCGGGTTGAAGTATATTATCTCCCAACATCTTTGGTTAATAGACAACAATTCTTCGATATGATGAAGAATTTATATTTACAGGCAAGTGGTTCTATGACTATGTTAATAGCAAGTACAGGTATAAATCCAGATATTTATTTTAATATTCTTGATGAAGAATACGACAATAAGATTTTTGACAAATATGTGCCCCATCTTACTAGCAATACTATTTCTAAAGATGATAAAGCAGGTGGAAGACCTTCGGAAAATAATCCTACGAATGAAAACACCATAAAGTCTCAAAGTAATAATGGAAATCATCAACCCAAGCCATCAACAAAATAGCAATTAAATATTAATAATAATTAGAAGTCTACTTAACTATAGGCTTTCTTTATTATACATAACTTAACAAGGAGGATAAATATATGTTAGGAAATATCCTCGAAATTTCAAAGCGATCAAACAAGAATGGTCGTGTCCCTATTAAAGTCGCTCTTTTAAAAATCCATGATAACGCTGAAGATACAAATAAAAATGGACTTCATTGGAAAAAAGAATATGTCGAAGCTGCAATGGAAAGTGCAATTGGAATGCCATTCTGTGCTGAATTCGTAGATGAAACAAAAGAAGTTCCATTAGGTCATGGTTTGACTGGACAGATTATTAATTCTGATGGTCTTCCTGAACCTATATTTGAAAATTCAGAAGTAGTTGGTACTTGCAATGAAGTATCAATCGAAACAGTAAAAGATGCTGATGGAAACGATATAGAGGCATTAGTCGGAAGTGGTTTTTTATATGCACAACGCTATCCAAATTTTGTGAAGTGGGTAAGAAAAAATTATGCACTTGGCAAGGTTTGTACTTCTATTGAAATAATGGGTATACCGGAAAATGATAATAAGATAGTTTTTGAGGAAGAAGAACCTACGGAAGCTTTTAGATCACCTATGAGGTATGTATTTTCTGGATCTGCTATCTTATCCGTTTCACCAGCGGATGACGATGCTATTGTTCTTGAAGTCGCAGAAAAGAAACAAAATAAGGAGGACAAAAAAATAATGGAATTTACAATTGAAGACATGAAGACTGCTATTCATTCTACAATTTCTGAATTAAATGATAAGTCACAGGCTTATGAATCACAGATTGCAGAATTAAATAGCACTATTGAAGCAAAGAATTCTGAACTTGCTGAAAAAGATGTTAAGATTTCAGAACTTAATGCTTCTGTTGAACAGATTCAGGCTACTCTCGATCAGTTAAAGAAAGACTATGAAACATATTGGGCTGAAAGAGAAATTCTTGAACAGGAGCTTGCAAAAGCAAAGGTAGCTGAGAAACTTAGAGAGTTAGACACTACTTTAGGTGAATTTAACGAAGATGAGAAGGATATAGTAAAGGAAGATATTGATAAGCTCACTTCCGAAATCAACGCAGCTACAAAGAAGGAAGATTTAGAAAATGTCACATCTGAAATTAATTCTATTAAGTCAAAGATTTGCATGAATATTGTTGAATCTCAGAAGAAGGCTGAGTCTGATGCAAAGATTGCTGAACAGAATTCAATTCAGGACGGTTCTGTTGAAGATATTTTTTCAGAGGTTTGTTCTGAGTCTCATATAGATGATGAAGATACAAATATTTTTTAAAGAATTTTTTATATTATGAATAATCAACCATTAATCTCAGGCAATTTGTGTGTCTGAGCTATTTTTATTTTAAGGAGGAATTAAAAACTATGATTAAATTTAGAAATTTTGATCAGATTGAGCACAAGTACGCATTTGAGAATGCTGTAGCTGGTGCAGATACATTTAATGGTTCTTTTGGAACAGTTAGTTCTGGTTCTTTTTCAAGTGCTGAAGATGGTACTAAAGTTATTATGCAGGCAGAGGAAGGAGACAATTCAGGTCTTCCTAAGTATCCTATCGCAAAGGGTGAGCATGTTAGAGTTCTTGATCTCACAAAACTTGCAGGTAAGCAATTAGAAATTTATGACTATCCTCTCCCAGAGACTGTAGCTGTTGGAGACAAACTTACAGCAACAAAAGACGGTGCACTTGAGGTTAATAGTGCAGTATCCACAGAACTTAACCTGGAAGTTAAGAGTGTGATTGGTAATAAGCAGGGTGTTGTTGTTTTAGTTAATGGTGCAACAGCCTAATTAAAAATTTTAAGGAGGATTTATATATGTCTTATACATTTGAATTAAATAATGAAAGAAAAGACGCTAATTTTGTTAGTGGTAAGGTAAAAGCTAACTCTCCTGTTGTAGAGATTTTCTCTGCTATGGCACAGGGTAAGGATTTAGCTCCTTATGGAAAGAAAGCAGATGTCGCTGCTAAATATATTATGGAACTTAATGCCAAGGCTTCAAATGGAGATTTGGGTGCTATGTCTGAACTTAATGAGATTAGACGTTTCGCAATGGAGCCAGTTCTGATGAAAGAAATCAAGTTACTTTCTATTTATGGTAATTACAAAGCTATTGGATTTAACGACTCTTGCGAGGTTGAAATTCCAGAATTCGCTAATATCGATCCAAAGATTCAGGCTGCTGGACAGGATGTAACATTCCCAGTTATCAGAAAGAAGAGAGTTCCTATCGCTACAGTTAATATTTCTGGTGGTTACGCAGTTGACTATAGAAAGGCTGCCGTTGGAGATATGACTGATGAAAATGAACTTCAGGATCAGGTAAGAGTTCAGATTAGAAACAAGGCTACTAAGTATGTTGTTGAAACAATCTATAATGCCATTAAAAATGCAAAGGGCGTTAAATATTTTGCAGAGGATGCAGGTCTTACAAAGACAAATGTAGATAAGGTCATTACAAATGTTAGACGATTTGGAAAGCCAACCATTACAGGTGATTATGCGTTTATTTCACAGTTTAATGCATTTGCAGGATATATTGGAACAACCCCAACCGTTAATGGTATTTCACAGAAGGTAATGGATGAAATTCATGATACAGGACTTATGGGAATGTATAATGGATCAGTTCTTTCAGAGCTTCCAAATCCGTATGACCTTACTACTATTAACAAAGACGGAGATAATTTCGAAACAATATTACCTGCTGGTCTTGGATATGTTATTCCTGCTGGTGGTCAGTCTCCTATTTACACAGTTACTCGTGGTGGTCTTACATCCTTTACAGGTACAGATGTAACTACAGGTCAGATTATGTCTCGTTTTGATCTCTCCGTTGGTGCTCTCGTAGCTCCAAATAGAGAATACGAAATTGGACTTATTCATGATAAGAATCTTGATTCATTAACAGTCTAATGGATACATAGGGGTGGTTTAATACCACCTCTATATTTTTAGTTATATGGAGAGAACTATGAACAATAATTTTTATTGTTATTCAAAAAAACTATCTCATTTTATTAGAGCATTTGATGTGCCTTACATAGATATCGGAATTCATCCAACAACAAAAGTTAAATATTATATATTTACAAAATCTGAACGGTTGGATAAGATTATAGCTTTATATAATGAGATTAAATACAGATATTAGTTGAAAAAATTTCTATAGTTGATAAGGAGAAAATTATGACATATAAAAAGAAGGATACAGATAATAGCACAAAATCTACAGACAATGTTTCAGTTGAGAATGATACTTCAATAGACGAAACGCCTGTTAAAACTGTGGAAAGGGTTGTGGAAAAAATCATAGAGAAACCAATTACAGATGAAGATACTCGTCTTGATAAAAAAGTCACTGTACGAAGTATTGCTCCGTGGACTACTGGTGCTCCAAGGCACACGACCAATGGAGATATTAGTATTCCTCCAAAGGGCACTGTATTACTCTCTCGTGAAGAAATTATTGCACAGGCACAGAATGGTAATACATTATTAAATGGTATTGATTCTCTTGGCTCTCATGCTACATGGTATATTGAAGATGATTTTACAAGATCTGAATTAAGTTTTGATATTCCGAATGAAAATAAAAAGCAGGCATTCTTAACCAAGAATTCAGTTAAAAAGATGTTCGATAAAAAACAGGACGACTTTGAACAGGCAATTATGAATAATGTTGTGATTAGAGCTGAAAAAGCATATTTAATTGAATGTATCAAGGAATTAGGTATCAATGATTACAAAAAGGTAGATTTTTGCGTTAAATATACTGGTATTAATCCATAAATCAATGAGGTGATAGTATGGAAAAGATGACAACGGCACAAGATGTAATTGATTTTTTTGAATCTTCTTTTGCCGATAAACAGGTAATTCCGTTTGATCTTGAGCTTATTTGGTTAAGAAAAGCTATTAGTCGATATTCATTAGAACTAGATCCATTACTTTTTGATAACACATTAGAACAATTTGATTGCGTTTTAGATGATGTAGTAATATCTACTTTAGCTGCATTTATGAAAGAGTTGTATCAAGAAAGGCAAGTATCGAAGGTTAATAAAAGAGTTAGTATTGTTGGGAAGGATTTATCGATCGATGGAAGTAATGGAACAAAAACATCTGAAAAGTCTCATCTTGATTATGTTGCAGAAAATTGTAGAGATCTTGTCGAAAATCAGAAACCAACAGCATTCATTTAAGGAGGTATCATGGCACAAGAATGGTATTTACTCTCCTCTCCTACCAAACCAAATAGTATCGGTGGTTATGAAAATGAAGGGTTTGTTGATTATAAAGATGATGCATTTTCAGAAACATTGGAGACCGATATCGCAACAACTGTAACATTATATAATCATGATTTGTCTAACCCCCAAGAAATTCGTTGTATTATTCAAGGAAACTCTGCTGATACAATGTTAAAGTCAATGGAACGTATTGGTTTATTCAGTGTTGGAACTGTTAAAGCAGGAATGTACATATTCTTTGAAAACAGATATTGGCTTATAGATGGTTATCCTAGCACGCAGGGAATTTATGAAAAGGCTACAATGTGTCTTTGCCAATACAACCTTATGTGGCAGAATAAAAATGGTGATATCATTGAGCGTTGGTGTAGTTTAACAAGTGCATCAAAATATGACGTTGGCGAGAATGGAAACAACACTATTTTACTTACGTCAAATAACTATTCTATCAAAATCCCATATGATGATGAAGTAATTGAATTAGAAAATAAACGAGTGTTTATTGACAAACGAAAAATTAATCCTACGAAGGTATTCAAATTAACCAGAGATGATGATGTCTTATATGATTATGGTGACGAATATCACGGAAGTATTTTGAATTTTATTGCAGATAAGGACGAATTCAATCCAACTGTCGATAATCAGGAACTTAGGATTTGCAACTACAACTCTCCTCTATCCACTCCTGTTCCACCACCTTCAACAACTGATGAAATAGTTGCTTCAATTTCAGGTGGTGACACATTGAGAATTGGACGAAAAAAGTCTTGGAATGTAGATTTTACTGATAAAGACGGTAACATTATAAATAATATAACTTTTTCATGGAACGTAAAGGCTAATTTTAATGTAACACAGGCAGTTACAGATAATATAATCCAATTATTTGTGGATGACGACTCATTAATAGATGAACCGTTTTTATTGCAGGTTTTGGATAAAGATGGAACTGTATTGGCTAAACATGAAATAGTTGTTGTGGAAGGATGGTGATAATTGTGTCAAATTTATACGTTGCGAGTAAATATAAAAGTGATATTATCAACCTTCTATATGGTAGTGATAATTTTATTAAGCTTATTAATCCTATTTCACAAAGCAAGTGTCCTGACTTAGATATTTGCGATGTTCTTAGTGGTGGAAAATGGATTGTTAACGGAAATGAATACGAAGAACAAGGATACGTATTTGATTATAATTTTGTTAATGAAACTACACAAGATACAAAAACTTTTGTATTTGTAGAAACTGACATAGATACTATCACAAATAATATTTTTACAAGTTTTAATTTGTATATCTGTATATTTACCTCTAAGAATTTAGTCCGTTTAGATACATGTTCTACTCCGACAGCAAAAGAAGTTAAAAACATGGGATATTTTGCAAGTAATATACATGGCAATCGTATAGATGCTTTATGTGATTGCGTTGATAATATAATAAATGGTTCTAATAAAATTAAAGGTATTGGAGATGTGAAACCTTCTCCTAGAAATCATATGACCATATATATACCAAATTCTAAATACTATGGGAAATGCTTAAAATATAACATTTCTAATTATAATCCAGGTGGTAATGAATGTGGTAATTGATAAAGAGCAATTAGAACCTTATATTATATATGACAAATCAATTCGTTATGATGAAAAAATCACTTTATATCCAATCAAAATGAAAAACATTGTCGATTTTCAATTATTCCAAACCGCAATTACAGTAAGGAAAGATGCTATTTTTCAAGACAAAAAAGTTATAAAAATGGGATATTTTGAATTTATTAAATATGCAGCTTTGAACCCAGAAACAATATATAACAACGAATTACCATTATTACCATTTTTTTATTCAATTATTGTTCAAATGTTACCAATTATTTGTGGAGAACAATCATCTGTAAAATATAATAATCAAACACTTGATGTTTATATAAATGATGAATTGATTACCGATCAAATATTTGATGATTTAAGAAGAATTATAATAATTCAAAACGATATTGATTTCAACATAGACGAGTTTATGAATATAGATACTGTTCATGCTTTAGAAAAAGCAAGAGCATTTGAAGCAAAAAAAAATAAAGAAAAATTTTCGATAGAGGACTATATAGATTCTCTTGCAATTGAATTAAAGGTCACAAATGATTATATCGAAAATCTTACAATTCGTAAATTTTGGAGATATATTAAAAGAATAAATAAGCGTGATCAATATGAGGCTTGTTTGAACGGACAAATGAGTGGAATGGTTACTTTTAAAGAACCTATTGAACATTGGATGACGAGTCTTGAAATAACAGATAAATACGAAAATTTAAAAGCAAACGAAGAGGAATTAAGAGGGAAAATTGGTTAAACAATTAACCTCTTATTTTTATACAATTTTATATTTAAGGAGGATAATACAATGGCTAACAAATCTAAAGACTTTTTAGTATCGACTGCTGATGTTGCATTTATGCACAATGGGATGCTGGCATTTACAGGCACTACTTCTCTTAATACATCTATTTCTGTTTCTATGGAAGATCAGGAAATTACGGGTGGTAAGGGAAATAAAACTTTATACAAGTATAAATATGGTAGAAAGGTTGAACCTTCTATTGAAATGGCTGAATGGAACTTAGCATATATCGCAGCTAACATTGGTACTTCTATTTTTGAAGGACTCAAAGAAGTGTTTGCTGTTGCAGAATGTGTAACTTTAACAAAGGGTGTCGGAACTCTTAAAAAGACACCTGTTGGTGAAGTATTTGTTGAAAAGGCTGATGGTTCTACCGTAAAAGTAACACCAGTTGGAAATACGATTACAGTTGGTTCGGCTGATGCAACAGTAAATGCAACATATCAGTACAGCACTAATGTTAAGAGAGTAACAATTGACGCCGATTCGACACCTCTTATTGGTGAACTTATTCTTACAGCAGACAAGCACAATAATAACAAGGGAAAGGTTGGCGAAGTTCAGATTGATATCCCATCATTCCAGTTATCTGGTACTTTTGATATTTCTCTTGAAGCAAGTGGAAATGCAACTACAAAAATTGATGGTTCTGCTCTTGCTGTAGACGGTGCTACTTGTGAAGATGGAACTGTGTACGGATATATCACAGAAATTCCAAGTGAGGCGTCCTCTGTATCTGTTGCAGATATTGCAGTTACTCCAGCTGTATTAGCACTTAAAAAGACTGAAAAAGCATCATTAAGTGTTATTGGAATTAAAGGCGGGCTGTATAGTAACATTTCTATTGATGTAAAAGATTGTACTATGGAATCTGATACAAAAGCAACAGCAACAGTTAAAGATGGTATTGTGACAGCCGTTGCTGCAGGTAATGCAATTATTACGGTAACATATGGTGACGCAACTGACGTTGTTAAGGTAACTGTTACTGATTAATATTTTTGAGAGGGCTAAAAGTCCTCTCTTTTTATGGGGAGACCAGCTATGAAAAGTCAACCATAAATTAGCAAAAAATTTCTTTTTCATACGGTGGTAAAAAAGGGTAACTTTAA